TTATTTTACCAACCGTGGATGCAATCTACAAACAGTATGAGAATGCCAGACCAGACTGGAGGCGCTCCCACCTTGGGGCATCCCTCATTGGGAATAAATGCGAGCGCTCAATCTGGTACACATTCAGGTGGGCAACAAATCCGAAATTTTCCGGGAGGATACTGCGCCTGTTTGAAACCGGAAACCAGCAGGAATCCCGTATCGTAAAGAACCTTTGTGATATCAATATTACGGTGTATGATCTTGATCCTGAAACTGGAAAACAGATTCAATTTGAAATGTTTGGTGGGCACTATGCAGGAAGTCTTGATGGGATAGGATGTGGATTCGAGGAGTCGAAACAATATCACGTACTGGAATTTAAGACATCGAATGTAAAATCATTCAATGAATTAAAGAAATATGGTGTCGCTGCCACGAAACCAGAACACTATGCCCAGATAAACCAGTACATGAAATGGGCAGGATTAGAGAGGGCATATTATTTTGTAGTTTGCAAGGACACAGACGATATATACGGAGAGAGGATTACACTTGACAAAGAACTTGTAAAGCGGCTTGAATTGAAGGCCAACCGTATAATATTCTCCGATAATCCTTCGTTCAAAATAAGTGATAATTTAAGTGATCCTTCTTGCAGGTTCTGCATTCACAAAGAACTTTGTCACGGGATGCAATTGCCAGAAGTAAATTGCCGTACCTGTGCCTTCTCAAATCCCGAAGAGAACGGAACGTGGGCATGCACCCGGGACAATACAATCCTGTGTAGTTCCAAACAGCGGGAGACACTTGATTGTCACGTATTCATCCCGGAGCTGGTCCCGCTGGAACAAACCGATGCCGACCCGGAGAAAGGAACCATCACGTACGGGAATATTGAGAACGGGCCGGGTGCAATACTTAGCAGGGAGTTGCAGGAAGTGCTTGATAAGATCGGAAGCGGGGAGATTGAGGTATGAGTGCGTATATTTATAACGGGGATGCACTGGAAATTCTCAAAACATTTGAAGACAATTCAATTCATTGTGCTGTAACCAGTCCGGCATATGATAAAAACCGAACCTACAACCAAAAAAGTCTTGTATGGGATTTTGAAGGCATTGCAAAAGAACTATATCGTACCCTTTGTCCTGGCGGGGTTCTGTGCTGGAATGTAAATGATATGGTTGTAGATGGTTCTGAAACATTAACCCATGCCAGACAGGGAATTTACTTTGTAGACGAAGTTGGGTTTAAACTTCATGACACAATGATTTATAAGAAGTCAAATTTTTCCCATCCTGAAAAAATCCGGTATCATCAGGTGTTTGAATATATTCTTATTTTATCAAAAGGTACACCGCGGGTATTTAATCCAATAAAAGATCGCAAGAATTTAACTGCTGGTTGTATTGGCAATCTCGGAGTAAATACTTATACCGAAAAGGATGGATCAAAATCTGTTCGGAGAAAACAAGTAACTGCTGAATATGGAATGCGACATAACGTATGGGAAGGAAATACCAGAGGACAGGAAGAAATGTGTGTTGAACTCCATCATCCTGCCATGATGCCAAAATGGTTGGCGAGAGATTTAATTATATCATGGTCCGATGTTGGGGATATTGTATTAGATCCATTTGGAGGCAGTGGCACTACGGGATTGGAAGCAATCAAACTAGGAAGGCAGTGTATTCTAATTGATATCGATTCTGGATATTGTAAGATGGCAGAAGAGTACTGCAAATTATCGGAACAACGCATTGAGGATGGCAAATAAATGTTAGCCCTCCGCGACTACCAAATTCAAGCCCTCACCGATCTGTTTGATTACTGGGATTCGGGAAAAGGCATTGCGCCCGTGGCAGTAATGCCGACCGGTTCTGGGAAGTCTCTCGTAATAAGCGCCTTCTGCCAGAAAGTTTGTACTGAGTCCCCCCACATAAAAATTCTCATTGTAACCCACACCAAGGAACTGATTTCCCAGAATGAAAAGGAGTTGCGATCTTACTATCCGGAGGCATCAACTGGAGTTTACAGTGCCGGGTTGGGGAAGCGCCAGACACAGGCAAACATCGTCTTCTGTGGTATCCAGTCTGTTTATGTCAAGGCATTTTATTTTGGACGGGTTGACATTCTCATTGTCGATGAAGCACATTGTATTTCAAAGGAGGCCAACACGAGATACGGGAAATTTATAGCCGACTTAAAAATTGCCAATCCCCGCCTTGTGCTTCTGGGATTGACAGCAACTCCATTCAGATTGGATTCCGGGTTACTCACGGAAGGTGATGACAGGCTGTTTGATGGGATTGCACACGTAACCGAATTGAAATCGCTCATCAACCAAGGGTATCTTGTAACCCCGATATCGAAAGGAGGGATACGAAAGATTGATCTTACCAACGTTCATTTGCAGGCAGGCGACTACAAACCTAACGAGCTTGCGCACGCAGCAGATGACCCCGAATTAGTAAAACTCGCCGTGGAAGAAATTGTAACCTATGGACAGAACCGGAAAGCATGGTTGGTATATGCATCCGGTATTCTTCATGCCGAGCATGTAATGGCTGAAATTAAACGTCATGGTATTCCCTGCAAGATGGTAACAGGGGAAACACCAACCGATGAACGCGATGCTGTAATTGGGGAATTCAGGAACGGGAAACTGAAAGCACTGGTAAATGTAATGGTTTTAACTACAGGTTTCAATGCACCTGTTTGTGATATGATTGCATTACTCACTGCGACAAAAAGTACCGGGAAATATGTTCAGATTTGTGGGAGGGGATTGAGAACCTATCCCGGCAAAAAAGATTGCCTTATCTTGGATTTTGGGAATAATGTAGTCACTCACGGACCGTTAGATGAAATTGATCCCATAAAGAAAAAGAATGTTTTCTGTGTTGAGAAGAAAGCCCCACCACAAAAAGAATGCCCACAGTGCCATGCCATTGTTCATGCAAGGGCAACCATATGCATTTGCGGGTACGAGTTCCCAATAGTTGCTTCGCATGGTACAGAAGCTTACAGTGGGGCTGTAATCAGTGGTCAGGTCAACGCAGAGATTGTTCCCATAGCCGGGGTGTGGGTTTCCCGGCACAAGAAGAATGGATCTCCCGACATGGTGAAAGTGACATACTTTACGAAACTTGATAAAGAATATTATTCTTATCTCGGGTTAGATCACGGAGGATATTATGCAGAAAAGTCATTAGCAATTGTAAAGCGGTTCGGTGGAAAAGCAACGACTGTAAACAATGCATTAAAAGAATCCGACTACTGGCGCAAACCAGTTGCCATATCAGTGAAACCACGAGGGAAGTGGTGGGATGTGGTAGGAATTGTATTTGATGATAAAATTCCAAAACCGGCGCACGAAGTTCAGAACACTCTTGACGGTGGAATAGTTGATGATAAATTCTGGGGGAAGAAACAGCGTGCGAAATCGTTGCTATGAATCTACGGAGTCAATGGAACAGCAGGGATTTCTTCAATGGTTCCACCTGCAATTCCCGGAAGTGCTAATTTTCCACGTCCCCAACGGTGGGTTCAGGAACGTGACAACTGCCCGGAGGTTGCGAAAGGAAGGGGTTGTTCCGGGAATTCCAGATCTGTATATTCCCGAATGGAAGATATGGATCGAGATGAAGAAAATTAAAGGGAGTGTATTATCAAATGAACAAAAACGAATTATTGCATATCTTGAAGGAATCGGTGATACAGTGATTGTTGGATATGGGGCTACAGATGCTTCAGTGAAAGTGATGGAGGGGAGGAAGCAATGTTAAAGTTCAGCCGCGTTTGGGCAATGCCAAATAAAAATACGTTCTCAATCAAACCAGTCGCAGAAATCATAAAACGATATATGGACTCTGTTGACGGATTTTGGATTGATCCTTTTGTTGGTCAAAATACGTATGCAATGTATTCAAATGATATGAATCCAGAAATCAAAGCAGATTGTCATCTTGATGCAATTGACTTTTTGCGGCAAACTCCACAACAAAACGATTACTGCATGTTTTTTGATCCTCCATATTCCCCAAGGCAATCATCAGAGTGCTATAAAAGCATTGGCAAAGAAGTCAATATGAAAACAACCCAATCGTCGTGGTGGGCAAATCTTAAAGATGAAATTTCCAGACTGGTTGCACCAGATTGTTATTGCATAACCGCGTGTTGGAATAGCAACGGTATTGGAATGTCGAGGGGATTTGAAATAGAGGAAATTCGTCTCGTCCCGCACGGAGGATGGCATAATGATACCATAGTTACTGTGGAGCGAAAAGTATGTTAACCCCCCTCTCCTCAAATCCCACGGGCACCGTCTTCATGGTCCAGCAAGACAATCCCAAGGCAGACTTCGCGGGGCAGT